TTTTTTTTTGTTTGTCAACACACCATGTGAGGCACAACTACCAATTTTCTACTTCCAAAACACTTTCCTGCCATGTACGAGTTTCTGAATACTTTGGAAGATGATATTCCCGGTCCATATAATTAAGATGCAAAAGCTCATCATAATCGGGAAACCTTTCTGGAATCCCTTGCATTCCAATTTTAAGCAGATATTTCCTATCATCCGCTAACAACTCAGGGATCATTCTATCAACATTTTGCTTACCATATGCATGACAACTCATTTCGTATTCAATATCAAACACGAACTTTATCATGTAAAATGCCAATGGTTCAACACCAATTGTATCATACGCTAAACCTATCAACCTGCTCAAATTTCGGAATACTGGTGCTCCTCTATCTTTAGGAACCGCCATACGCCATTTATACTGCATTAATGGACGCCAAGGAACAATAGGACAAATATTGGGATGGTGAACTGTTAAACCAAAATTCTCACTCATTACAAACTGACGTTTCAAATACACTGGACCAGTATAAACAGTACGCAAAACAGTACCGCCTACAACTGTGTGATATGTAATAAGAGAATTATATGTATTTTTGTTTTTCATAACAACACCATACTTAACAAAAATAAATTCAGCAAACCCCTCTACAGAAATTTCATCCAGATCACGAGGACTGCCACCCAGAAAATCATCACCAAAAAACAGATTAATAATTCTACGAGCAAGCAAATACATCCAAATTCTCTTCCGAACAGAAACTTCAGACTCAGCCATCACAGTAAAAATGTACGCTAACCAATAAAACATTATCATTATCCAAGAATTACCATGAGACGTTTCCAGACTCCCAGAAGGCATAAAACCAATAATAAGCATAAAATCCTCTATCCACCTAACAGTCTTCCCCGCCAACATTTCAGCCAATGCTTCTATAATACACTGTATTAATAAGTACATCGGATCCTTATCATCACGTTCCAACCATACCAAAGAAAACATTTGATAAAAAACCAAATGCATGGCACCAATTGAAGTGTCAAGGCTTGATATATCACCATCAAAGAACTTTTGCGTGCCCGCACTAACAAACCTATAACTACGATAGGTAATATCATTGTTGTCAAGAATTAACTCATACTTATCACCCAATTCTCCAAACAACGCATCATATTTTAACTTAGCGCCTCCCTTAAGCCAAGAAGTACCAATTTCAATATGAGCACTCAAATTGCGAGCGCCAGGATATAGCAAATGAAAGTAAGGATAGTATGTTCTTTCAATTTTCCGAAATTGCAAAAACCGACCAAGAAAAGAATCTTTATACAATGCGAAAATTCTACCCTTATGATTATATTCTCTAACCTTATCTGGATTCAAGGTTCCTTCATCTAGACTAGATCGATTTTCATCTTTAAAAGAAAGAGAAGTTATTGGTTGTTTAAAGTGTTTCTCAATAGGAACCATTCCATCTTTGATATGAATCGCCGCAGAAATCATAAAAGCAGAAAAATCTCGTAATATTGAAACTAAAGCTTGATTTTTAGAAGGATTATCAACAAATCGATAAGTACAATATTTAGTCTCGATCTCCCCCAAAGTTGGAAACCTCTCAAAACCATTTTTCTTATTACCAAGAGGAATCAAACTGAAATGGTGAGGTTCAAACGTAAATCGAACCTTCTTCTTTGACCGAACACAATACGAATACCAAAAATTCAAAGCACGATTGACAGGCTCAAAGTCAAAACCAGGACGAAAAGACGGAAATTTTCGAGGAAACTTTTGTAGTCGAACATGCAACATCCTCTCAACATAATAAATAACATTTGTAACATAAGGATATTTTTCCGTTCCTCCATATGCTAAATTATAGGCGGACAAAACCCTACAACATAAAATTTTCAAGGAAGGAACAACACGATCAACAAGTTTAATTCCAGTAGACAAGTGATTTATAGGGCACAAAACTTCTCTACTCAAATCACCAATATACCGAGAAAAATAATGTTTATCCCATTTCAAAACACTATCAGCAACGTTCCTATCAACATATTCAAAAACTTTATTTCGAGGAACCCACCGCTGAGGCATATTAGGAATTACCATAGGAAACATATTACAAGAATTCAAATATATATCTCGTTCAAGAGGATCTTCAAAACGAAATTGGCTACGAAGCCCCAATTTCTTGGCACCTTTGGACATTCCAACATCATACAGTTGTCCAATTCTAATCAAAGATGCAAACTGAAGAGATTGAAACGATTGACCAGGCAACTTCGTAATTTTCTCAATCTGACCACCAACACGAGTTAAATCATAAATCATCGAGTCTCCTTCTATAGAAGGGGAAAAATTTCGTACAACATAAGTGATGACAGGATCAGCCATAACAGAAGACCACTTACGAAGCGTCGTTTTATCACCACAAAGCAAAGACACCAAAGACCAATTTTCCAGTTTTTAATAAATTCGATCCGTGCGGGCACAGGAC